CCCCGGAAAAACAGCACCATCCGTTTCCGTCGGTGTGGAGAGCACAAAGGAGGCACTAACCGCACTCAGTTCGCTGCACTGCTCGATGCGCCAGCGGCTGATCACCTCCTGCTCCGGATCGGCGTCGCTGTTTCCGTTGACGAAGTTCACCGCATCCAGAAAACGGGCGTAAACCTTACGCCGGACCACCGTTCCGCCGACCAGACTCTGCAGGTCTTCCGCCATCCCGGTGACCATGCCGTGCAGGTTAGAGACCGTCAGTGTCGGACGGGCAGCACTGCCCTTACCGTTCAGTTCAAATCCCGTCCCCTGAATGGGGTATGCCTGATACTGCCGCCCCTGCCAGGTAACCGGCTCACCTTTTTCGTTCTGCTCATTACAGAAAAAATAACGTTCACCACCGACCTCTGTCAGATCGATTTCCCAGAGCACCACGCTGGCCGACTGCTCCGCACGGGTGCATTCATTCAGTGTTTCCTGCCGGATATCCTGCATCAGTTCACCACCTGTTCAAACTCTGCGCTGAACTCAACACGCAGCATACTGACCCGCGACGACCATTTTGCGCAGGTCACCTTTATCTGCCGCCACTCATAAGGCGGCGTCCACAGAAAGGCCTTCCAGCCCCCGTGCTCAGCCAGAAACGACTCAAGCGCCGTGGCCTCCCAACGGGGAACAGAAAGCGTCACGCTGTACGTTTTCAGGTTGGCATTCAGCCCGGCAGGCGCTCGCTGGGAACAGCCATCACCAAAGCGCACCTTTCTTACAGAAGGGGCCGAAGCCACATCCATACCGGGTTTCACTTTCCAGCGGAAGGTTTTCATCGTCCACCTCCGGAGAACAGACCACCATCACGCATCTGCCCGGTCACAACATCCATTGCCGCCTTACGGGCTACGTCATAAACCGCCTTCAGTGCCTGTGGCCCTATCTGACCGTTCGTGCCGTCGTTGTTAATCACCACATGGTTATTCTGCTCAAACGTCCCGGACGCCTGCGACCGGCTGTCCGCCATGCTGCCCGGTGTACCGACATAACCGCCGGTGGCATAGCCGCGCATCAGCCGGTAAAGATTTCCTACGCCAATCCGGCTGGTTGCCTCCTTCGTGAAGACAAATTCACCACGGTGAACAATCCCCGCTGGCTCATATTTGCCGCCGGTTCCCGTAAATCCCCCGGTCGCAAAATGGAATTTCGCCGCAGCTGCCTGAATGGCTGTACCGCCTGACGCGGATGCGCCGCCCCCAACAGCCCCGCCAATGGCGCTGCCGATACTCCCGACAATCCCCACCATTGCCTGCTTAAGCAGAATTTCTGTCATCATGGACAGCACGGAACGTGTGAAACTGCGCCAGTTCTGTTCACTGCCGGTCAGCATCGCCGCCATATTCTGCGCAATACCATCAAAGGTCTGCGTGGCAGCACTTTTAACCTGCGACATACTGTCCGTGGCGCTCTCTTCCCACTCACTCCAGCCTGATCTGAGGCCTGCCATCCAGCTCCCGCGAAGCTGGTCTTCAGCCGCCCAGGTCTTTTTCTGCTCTGACATGACGTTATTTAGCGCCAGCGGATTATCGCCATACTGTTCCTTCAGGCGCTGTTCCGTGGCTTCCCGCGCTGCCTGCCGGTCAGTCAGCCCCCGGTTTTTTGCATCAATGGCGGCCCGTTTTGCCCGTTGTTGCTGTGCGAATTTATCCGCCTGCTGCGCCAGCGCGTTCAGGTGCTCCTGATACGTGACCTTATCGCCAAGTACAGCCAGCTGGCGTTTGTACTCCAGCGTCTCATCTTTATGCGCCAGCAGGGATTTCTCCTGTGCGGATAGCTGGCGACGTTGTGCCGCCTCCTCCAGTACCGCGAACTGATTTTCCGCCTTCCACAAATCCCGGCGCTGCTGGCTGATTTTCTCATTCGCTCCGGCATGCTTCTCCAGTGTCCGGAGTTCAGCCTGAAGCGTCAGCAGGGCAGCATGAGCACTGTCTTCCTGACGCTCTCCCGCAGACACCTTCACGCCGGACTGCTTCGGCTTTTTCAGTGTCGCTTCATAGTCCTTTTTCGCCGCCGCCATCAGCGTGTTGTAATCTGCCTGCAGGATTTTTCCGTCTTTCAGTGCCTTGTTCAGTTCCTCCTGGCGGGCGGTATATTTCTCCAGCGGTGTCTGCAGGCGTTCGTAAGCCTTCTGCGCCTCTTCGGTATATTTCAGCCGTGATGCCTCAGACTCGGCCCGATCTTTTGCTGCCATCTCACTGGCCTTTTCAAGATCTGCCTGCAACGTGGCGGCTGAAAGCCCAAGTCGCGCATTCTCTCTCTTCTCCCATGCACCCCGGAGATTGGCAAGAAATGCTGACGTTTTACCGCGACGGTGGCTTCGGCTCTGATACCACTGCCATTTTTTATCCGCTTCATCAAAAGCCTTTTCAGCTTTGGCGAGCATATCTGCTGAGGAGTCCGGGCGGCCAATATCCAGCACCGCATCCCACATGGATTTGAATGCCTGTGCAGTCTTGTCTGCCCAGGTCTCCAGCGTGCCCATGTTCTCTTTCAGGCGGCGGGTCTGGTCATCAAACCCTTTCGTTGCGGCCTCGTTCGCCGCCTGTAATGCCCCGGCTTCATCTCCGGAACGCTGCAACTGAGCAACATACGCAATCTGCTCCGCCGTCACGTTATGGAACTGACGTGCCATCGCTGTCAGCCCTGACGTCGGGTCTGTAGTCAGCTTCCCGAAGGCTTCAGAGACCTTGTCCACCTCCACGCCGGATGCAGAGGAGAAACGCGCCACACTCTGGCTGATGGACGCAATCTGAGCCTCACCGCTTACCCCCGCCTTAACCAGTGCGCTGAGTGACTCGCTGGTCTGGTTAAACGTCAGCCCTGCCGCCTGCCCGGCTCTGGACAGGACCAGCATACGATCTGCCGTCAGACCCGACTGATTGCCGGAAAGGACCAGCGTTTTGTTGAAATCGGACAGGGTTGAGTTGCCCTGATACCAGGCATACGCCAGCGCACCGGTCGCCACCGCCAGCGAGGTGACACAGACCATCGGCATGCTGATCGCACCGGCAAGCCCCCGGAACATGGGGATCATCCCGCCGAAGGAGTCCTTAACCTGCCCCCCCTGTTGCAGCAGGATGAGCCAGGGATTCTGACCACCGGCAAGCTGGGTAGCGATATCCGTAAACTGTGCAGGAAGGGTACGCATGGCGGCTTTATACTGCCCGACGGAAATCCCGGCTTTTTGTGCAGCCAGCGCCTGGCGGCTCAGCCCCTGCTCAACAGCACTGGCGGTTTTTCTGGCGTCAGTCTCCAGTCCTGAAAAATGACGCCTTACGCGGGTCATCTGCTCATCGAAGCGGACCGCATCCAGACTCAGGTCAATAACAAGATCACCAACCGGCTGGGACATATCTCACACCTCCGGAAATCCCCGCTGAAGCCATCATTAATGCAACATCATCTTCGCTGACATCCACCACATCCGCAGAAGGTGAAATATCGCCCCCTCCCACCCCACAGAACCGGACGCCTCCGGCAAGTCCTGCCGCTTTCTGCATCAGCATGTCTTCCTCATCAGGCATCTCCGTCTGCTCTTCCTCTCGCCAGGTAGCCAGCAGACTGAAATCCGCCGGATGCATATCCTGATCGCAAAAAAACAGGCTGAGTACGGCGTACGTCAGCCCGGAAAAATGCATATCCAGTTGGGTATCCTGAAAATAATGCGTGCGGTAAAAACGGTGCCAGTCGGCATATTCGGTGGATGTCATCCCGGCAAGCATGGCGCGCCAGTCGGGTCTCCCCATCTCACGCGCCAGTCTAAGGGCAAAATTCAGCTCGCCGTCGAAGACTTTCCCGCAGAAAAATCATCATCAGTCAGCACGTTATTTTTCGCCACTTCGGTGATATCAGTATCCGGACGAACAGCTTCGATCATCCCGGACAGGCACAACACCACTTCTTCCGCCCGGGCAATGGCATCTGCAGGCCAGGTGGTGAGCACTTCCTGCTCTATCTTCATCACGGCCTCATTCATTGACGGTGACTGCGTTTTCTGTGGATGGTTATGCCACAGGGACATCGCCACCAGAAACGCCCCGGTTCTGACAAGGTCTTCCACGCTCACCTGCAGGTTGCCGCTGGCTTCAGCCTCTTCTGCCCGCCGTTTCAGGAGGGCAAGATGCTCAATACGCTGCAGCGCAGACAGTTCGGAAAGGGTGACGGACACGCCGTTATATTCAAATTGTTCTGTTTTCAGAAACATGCTTTATCTCCCCCCTCAGCCTGCAGCGCCATCCGTGACGGTGATCTCCGCCACCGCCGCAAACTCACCATTGCCGGTGACAACAGGGATCTGCGCTTTACCTGCCGCAACACCTTTCACGGTGATCGTGTTCCCTTTCACGGTAATGGTCGCAAAATTCTGATTCGCCGACGTGGCGCGGAAGGTTTTATCCGTCGCCCCTTCCGGCTGAACAGCCACGGTCAGGGTGATATTCTGACCTTTTGCCACATTGCCCGTTGGTGGCGTCACGGTAATACCGGTGACCGGTGTGATGTCCCCCTGATCTTCCGCCAGCGACGGACGACCGATATTGGTGATCTTCACGGTACGGGTGATCACCTCTTTGGCGGTCACCGCTTTACCAATGGCGCTCACCCAGCCACGGAACACATCCACCGTGCCATTCGGGAAACGGATTTTGTAGGCCCGGGTCTCACTGCTGTCAAACCAGGCGATCAAATCGCGCTGCCCTTTCTCGCCGGGCTTCCAGGCCAGAGTAAAACTGGTATCACCGGCGGATTTCTGCCCCTGCCCGGTGGATACCCAGTCAGCATCCTCATCATCCAGATAGTTATCGTCGTAGGATTCCGCCGTCATCTCGCCGGGGGTCAGATCCTTTATTTTTGCCAGACGCGTCCACTCATCATCTGACAGCGGGTTTGCATAAGCATCACCCTTACCGGTGTAAACCCAGAGCGTGGTGCCGGAACCTTTTACCGGCGCCAGGGGATTTGGTGTTGCCATATCATCCTCACATCTCGTATGTAATGGAATAAGTCAGATCTGCAGAGCTCCACAATGCCATATCGTCATCACGACGATACTCATAGCCCTGCGTAACCATCGTGGTAATCATGCCTGCCAGTGCAGGGATCGCCGCCATCGCCGGGTAAATCCGGCTTTCCATCCACTGATCAAGCTCTGAATCCGGTACCTGTGCCGGTAAAAACACCTCAATATGCAGTGTGGCCCGCCAGGTATCAGCATCCAGCTCTTCACCGGTATACTCTGCATCCGTCAGATAAACCGCGACCGCCGGAAAATCCGCCTCCTCAAAAACAGCGGGGCGACCATCAAACAGCGTCGCCCCGGTGTCATGCTTCTCCAGTGCATCCAGTACGGCTGCACGGATATCAGTATGTTTCATCGTTTTATCGCAATACTCAGTTGTTGTTTCAGCGCATAGCTCAGTTCTTTTGGCAGACGTTCGCGTCGGATACGGTTAACGTTCTCATCAAAAGCCTGTTTCAGTGGGGCCGCCATCGGAATTTTCACCACCTGAACGGGAAGACGATTACGCTTTTTCCTTCCCTTATCGTCATTGCCCTTCGCATACCTGGATTCTGGCAGACGTTGCATAACATGCCAGCGCCCATTATTCAGTCGCTGGATGAATGCCCGCTGATAACGATGCTGACCGGCTTTGAGTATGCTGTTCGGGCGATGACCAAGCATCCTGATCCCCAGCTTAATAACTGGGAGATCACCGCGGTTAACGATAATTTTTGCATTCGGATTTCTGACCGTCGCCCGTTTCAGTCTGGCTCTCTCTTTAACCAGTTTTCTCGGCACCCTGGTTTCACGGGCGACCTGAGACGAAGACTGATTAATCGCCGTTGTGGCCACGCGGTTAATGGCCATTGCGGCAGCACCGGATACCGCCGTTTTGCTGATACGGCTGAGGTTTTCAACGGCCTGCTCAAGACCTTTTATGGCCATACATCCCCCTTTCAGCGACGACGGCTGGCAGCAGGTGGTTGCCCCCGGTTGAGCCAGAGATAACAACTGCCCCCGTCATCCGGAGAAACACGATCCACCCAGAACACCTCACCGTTAATGGTCAGCGTGTCACCACGCCGCACAGCACGAACCGTATCCGTCAGCACAAATAATGACGGGCTGCTTCCCTCAATACGGATCCCATTACTGGCAAATCCCAGCGACTCCGGATCGTCAAAAACCCCCTGAACTTCTCCGCCACGCTGTGCCCCCGAGGTGAACAGTGCACAGAGCCCCATCACTTCAACAATCGTACTGTCCACCCCGGCAAGGGCAGCATCAAAGACATTCTGAAAATCACGCATACTCAGCCGTTCCGTGCTGTATCATGGCTGTCGCCAGTGTTGATGGCACCAGAACACGCATCCCCCTGAACGTCAGCTCAACGGGACGGCCTGTCTCCGGGCAATATCCCATCACATGCAGGCACTTGTGCACCCGGACAGCTTTAACATCATCCGGAATATCAGTGTTGTTCAACTGCCTGCCGTCGTCAGTGTAATTTTGCTCAGATACGCTCTCATCAGCGTGCATAATGCGCTCCCGGGAAGCAGCAAGTTCCTCTTCCCACTCAGACACACGTAGAGCAATATCCGCAGCACTCCCCGACATATCCGCCTCGCGCCCCAGCAGGCCAGCCAGTTCATGAAGACGATTCAGATTTTCTTCTTTTGTTGCCATCTCAGCCTCCTGTGAAAAAAGACACGGGGACATTTCGCCCCCGCTCACGGATTATTTCACCTGCACCACCACAAACTCATCCGGGTCCGGCAGCACCATCAACGGCGCGGACTGCGTCATGGTGAATTCACGGGCCGGGTCACCCACCGTCAGCCAGTGTTTCGGGTAACGGGAAGAGGCCACCACACCTTCAGACAATGCCTGCGCATCCTGAATGGCACCGTAGCAACGAATACCTTCTGCCGCCGTATTTCCCAGTACCAGTGTCCCATCCGGCAGATAGTGTTGTTCGGTACCGTCCTCTGCCACATAAGACGTTTTCGCCACCACAATGGCCAGATCGCCGTAATACCCTTTAAAGGACACTACCGCACCCAGATCTTTCACTGCCGTTTCGAGGTGTGAATTTGAGCCGCGACGGGTATCCAGTTTTTCGCGGAACAGCTTAAAACCATTCAGCAGACGCCAGACGGTACCGTCCATGATGGCAATATTCACAAGACCGCTGGCCTGATCGCAGTAGAGGTCAATATCATGCGTCGGATCAAACGTATCACGGTCCTGCTCAGACCATTTTTTACCGTCGGCCTGCTCAATGTTATTTCCTTCAGAGCGTCCGAAATCAACCTCGACAGTATCAAACTGCTCCCCTTCCATGGTGTATTTACCATACAGCACAGCATTTACCGCCTGCATTTCTTCCACCTGGACAATCGCGTGCTCTTCCTGTTTGAGGTTATCGGTAATGATACGCAGACGGCGGTAAGCCGGATCGTTCAGTTGAGCCGGATCTTCACCAGGAAGGCGCTCAACCGCCTGCTGGTAATTAAATTCGTGTTTCGGCTTGACGTAGCCCGGACGCAACACGCGGGTTTCACCACCACGATGACGCAGCACTTTTCCTTCAACAACCGGGGAGACATAGGCCGCCACCGGCGTTTTTCCGGTAATTTTGTCCAGCATCACCTCTTCGGTATGGAAATTCACCGTACGGCGGAAAAACAGCTCCAGAAACAGCGCACGAAATTTAACTTTTTGTTCGGTATAACCGAGTAACTGGCGGGTCGTAAACAATCCCATAAATCAGTTCCTTTCATTCAGAAATCAGTCAGGCCACCGCGGTGGCCTGATAACGTGTTACGGCAGCGCCGCGTGACTCAGTGCACTGCCGGCAAAGGCGTTGGCCTTTTTGTGTTCATCCACACTTTCAGGCCAGCGGATTGCCTCCGTCGCAAAGGTCCCCGACTTGTAATACGTCAGCGCCGTCTCTGTGCCTTCAAGCGGCAGTACCAGTATGCCAACCGCACTACCGGCTTTCTGTCCGTCCCAGACCACCAGTTTCCCGGTGGTCTCATCCAGCATCAGGGGTGTCAGTGCCGGTGTTGCCGAGGAAATCCCGCTGCTGCCTGTGGCGGTATGAGCCGGATCATTACCGGCAAAAATACGTACTTCCGCACGCTGTTCAGTGATGGTTTTCGTTACCATATTGTAAAAACCTCCTGTTGATGGTCAGCACTGGCTTCATGGCATGGCCATGAGCATTTTCACGTCCGCATCACCATCTGCTGACGTCTGTGGCACGCCACCCTGTACCGCTGCCGGTGAATGGTTCGCCATGAAATGTTCAAACATGGCGGTTGTGGATGCAGAGACCGGTTCTGCCTTACCTGATCCCGCCGCCAGCACAGCCCGGGCGCTCTCCACAGTCATTCCCGGGCAGGCAGCCAGCTGTTCAGCCTGCGCCTCAGCCCCTTTTGCCTCATCCAGTGCCATGATCTGATCACGGAGTGATGGTCCGGCATCCACCTGCGGTGAAGCAGCCAGGATCGGGCGGGCTTTTTCCACCGTCATCTCCGGCATCGCCGCCAGCGTTGCCGCCAGTTGTTCACGACCGTTCGCTTCTTCACACGCCATAATGCGATCGGCTTCACTCTGCGTGGATGCCACCGGCTGCTGCGGTGCCGCCGCGACCAGAATCGCCCGGGCCTGTTCAACGCTCATACCCTGTTGTCCTGCCAGCATCGTGGCAAGCTGTTCACGTCCTTTCGCTTCCTGGCATGTCAGGATCCCCATCACTCGCTGGTTCTCCTGCGCGGCGGCTTCCGTTGCAGTTAATTGCGGCATAGTGCCTCCTCTGACATTACTGTTCAGCGCCGTGGCCATCACACTGATGGCATCCGACGCATTGATTAATTCATCCGCCAGCCCGGCCTCAATGCCGGACTGACCTTCAAAAACGGCAGCCTCTGTTCCCGTGACGGCATCAACAGACAGACCGGTATACATCGCCACTTTTTCGGCAAACATCCGGCGCGCCGCATCAATCCGCTGCTGCATGTCCTGGCGAACCTCTGCCGGCAACGCTTCAAATTGATTGCCATCCACCTTGTGCGCCCCTGAGTAAATCAGCGTGATATCCACACCGGCCTGCGCCAGATGACCGGCATAGCTGACATGGCTCATCATCACGCCAATGGAGCCGATACGGGATGTCTGGGTAACCAGCCGTCGGGAGCAGGCCGACGCCAGCAGCATGGCTGCAGAACAGGCCGTGTCATTGCACAGTGCCCAGACCGGCTTCTGCTGACGGAGGCGGTAAATCATGTCAGCGCAGTCAAACGCGCCGGCGGCCTGCCCGCCCGGACTGTCAATGTCCAGCAGTACGCCCCGCACCTGGCTATCCGCCATTGCCTGCTGAAGACAGGCGACAATGCCGTCATAGCCTGTCATTCCGGAAAATGGCCGCATACCACCCAGACGGTGCACCAGCGTGCCGGTCACCGGCAGTACAGCAATACCGTTCACCACCCGGTAAACACGGGCCGGTCGTTTACCTCCGGCCATATACTCGTCCGTTTCAGCCAGCATTCCGGGAGCATCAAGCTGTACCTGTTGTTGTGGTACCGAAAGACTTGCTGCCCCCATCTCGCGCCCGAGCGCGCAAAAGAAAACCCGCGCATAGGCAGGCTCCAGAAGCAGCGGTTCATTGAATGCTGCGGCAATAATGTGTGAAAGATTACGTCTCACGTGGTGTTGTCTCCTCTTCCGGCCTGCGACTCTCCGCTATCTGCTGCTGATACGCCTGCGCTATCCACACCGGACGTGAGAGTCCGGCTTTTTCCCGCTCTGCAGATTCCCTGACCTGCTGGCGGAAAATGTCCTGATAATCCTCGCCCATCAGCGCCAGCTCTTTCTCATACGTGCTCAGTCCGGCCTCAATGCGCATCACTGATTCCTGGACTTCCTTGAGCCCGTCAATGGCCATTCTTCCGGCCCCAATCCACTCTGCCCGTGACCAGGCTGATCGCGCCTGATAAAAATCAAAACGTGCCCGTGGCGGACGAATAATCCCCCGAAGAAGTGCCTCTTCCAGCCAGCAGGAAAACATCTGCGTGGCCAGCCGGGCCGCAATAAATTTTCGCCGCCCCATAAAATAGCGCCACGACTCATTGGCGGAGGCGCGGGAACTTGAGTAACTGACCTTCGAGTAGTCACGGGACAACTGTTCGTAGGAAACGCCAAGACCGGCGGCGATATACCGCAGCAGCGCCTGTTCAAGCGCAGAAAATCCATTGTCTGAATCCTGCGCGGTCTGCAGTTTCAGATCATCCCCTGGGAAAAGGTGCGGAATTTTGACACCGCCCAGCGTCACGTGATTCGTGTCATACCAGCTGGAGAACTTCTCCAGAATATTAATAAGCGGATTATCCTTCTGCCCCTGCGGCGCACCGGCGATATATTCAAAGGCCTTTTCGGTATCAAGTTCACTTTCGATTGTGGCTGCATACATGGCCTTCACAATGGCCGACTGAAGCTGTGTTACCTGCAGGGAATCGAGCATCTTCAGCCGCTCCATGACGCTGTAAAACTGATTAGCACCACGGGTCTGCCCGTCCTCCACCGGCTCGAAAATATGCAGCATGGCCGGACGCCCGGTGGGAAGTTCACGCGGGATCCGTTCCCATCGTCCACTACCAGAGAACGGAAAATCATCCTCACAGATATGGTACGCGACGGCACGGCCATATCGATCGACCTCCACACCGGCCCGCAGAAAACGGTTCCCCATACCGTGTCCAGGCGTGTCCACCCGTTTCGGACTCACGGCTTTAAAACGCGTACGGAATAACTGCGTGGTTTCCGTATCCCAGACCGGCTGCACAAAGATTTCGCCGTTAAACGCATGAACGCCCACACCTTCACGGATAAATTCCGTGAACGTGCGTTTTCCTTCCACGTCGATCTCGCCAAACATCCCTTCGGCGTATTCCGACCAGGCCGCCTCCACCTCATCGACAAAGCTTTTTGCTGCGGTCTCCCGCATCCCCAGCCAGCGCCAGTTCGGACGGTAGCTGATCAGAAACATATGCCCGACAATGTGATCCTTATGCAGAGCCACCGCATTAGCCGCTATTCCGTTATTGCGCACCAGATCATCTGCCCGGGCATTCCCCAGACGCAACGCGGGCAGCAGGGCCGCATCGGCACTCTGCGCCGGTGGCAACCACTCAGCCATTTGCCCGCCAAATCCTGCACCGCCCCCGTTGTAGCTGAGACTCTCACGAAGCGGAACGCCGTTCACATCAATCAGGACAGGCGTTCGTTTCATAACCTCACTCCCAGCGGACGACGGCGACGTCGGGTTGTCCCCAGTACCGACTCCGCATCATTGATCGCCCGGTTAAGCTCATCCAGAGAAGCCGCCGTATATTCAATTCTGCGACCATCTTTCTGGACAGACACCACCAGTTTACCGGTTAATAAATCAAGGCGCGCCTGACGCAGCGCCTGCAGTTCAGCAACTGTAACCATTCACTCCTCCGGACAGCTTCGCTGCCAGTTCTTTAAGGGTTGGCCGGGTCGTCTCTTCTTCCCGGGATTTTGCCAGTACAGCCAGATCAAGCTGCCAGCGTTGCACGGACACACGTAATGCCGCGTAGGCATACACCAGGCAGTCCAGCGCTTCGTTACGCCGCTTTTTGTTATCCCACAGCAGACGCATCTTTCCTTTTTCCCACTTCTCCACCAGCTCTTCCGCCACCAGTTGCTGCGCCTCTGTCTGCGAAAAAATCTCCGGATCATCAGGAAAACGGATGGCATACGACGTGGCTTCATCCGCAGGCGTGGGATCGGCTTTCATACGGGCATAGAGAATTTCTTTTGCGGTGTCAGTCCCCACTTCACACAGATACACGCCCCGCTGATTGCGGGTTTTTGGCATGGTGATCACCGGCTTGCCATAGACAGATGCGCCTTTTACCGGCAGCACCCGGAAAACACCGTGTTTTTTTGATCTCTGATAAACAATTTCACCATCGATCCCCCCGGTGTCCCAGCAGACACGGGAAATGGTCATTTCGGTGCCATCCGCATGGCGGTATTTTTTGTTGATCGCTGCATCCACACGTAACAGCGTCTCTTCCTCATCGGGACGCCCCATAATGATGATTTTATCCACCAGAAAGGCTTCCTCTCCCGGAGCCCATCCCCAGACATACATCTCAAAACGGTTTCGCTGCGAGTCAATGCCCGCCGTCAGATAAACCACCCGGGCAGGCACCGCCGCCGTGTAACGCACAACCTTATCCATCAGTACCTGGTGATCGAGTTTTTCGCCCACGGCCTCTTCCCAGGTCTCGCCCAGCGTGGTGTTCACAAAGGTTTTCAGGCCGTTGGGATCTTTCAGTGCATCCAGCCAGTCATAGACAATCTGTACCCAGGTGGTGAACGGACTGTACGCCGTCCAGATATGGAACGTGATGGAGCGCGGCGGCGGAATTTCATTACCCGCAGCGCTGAAAAACGTCAGACCGTCACGGGTCCACATGCCCGTGTTTTCACAGATCCACCGCCCGTTGCTCTGGTCCAGTTCAGACTGATGGATCACACAGCCATGATGTTCACAGAGGTAGAAAACACTTTCGGGACTGTCCTTCTCCCATTTAAGCCCAAAAGGCGTGGACTCATCGCCAAATTTCAGATACTGCTCCTCCCCACAGTGCGGGCAGGGCACATAAAAACGCATGAAATGCGCCGACTCGTTGGCCGCTTTTTCGATCTGGCAGGAGCCTTTTATTTTAGGCGTCGAGCCGCGAATGGATTTTGGCCATACAGAGCCCTCAATACGCTTATCCCCCAGCAGGGTTGGCGAGCCCTCTTTTTCAACATCCGGCTCGAACGAGGAAAGTTCGTCATAGCAGACCACATCCACGGATTTTTCACGGTAGTTTTTGGCGGCAGCACCACCCAGGCACCAGAAACCCACACGGGAAGTGAATCTTTTTAATGTCAGCGTGTTATCCCGGTGCTTACGTCCCAGCCAGGGGGAAAGAATTTTCAGACAGGGAACATCCCGTAATGTTGACTCCACATGAGACTTCATAAAATCTTCAGCGGCAGAATCCGTAGGCTGAAACAGAAGACTGTTACGGTTTTTATGCTCAATAAAGTAACCAATAACGCCCATCAGCATTTTGGTGTAACCGACTCGAGCTGATTTTATAAGATTAATCGTGCGGATCCGGTCATTACCCATGCAGTTCATTATTGCCACCTGAAATGGCAACGTCTTCCACCGCCCAGCAAGATAAGAGGACTCCGGGGGCAAATAATAATTTTGATCGGCCCATTCAACGGTAGTTACAGGCAGTGGGCGTAAAAGCCCACGAAGTGCCACTCCACAAACAACAGCAAAGTTATTTAGCTGCTTCTCTGAGGTATTCATCCAGCATCTCCGGTAACTTCTCTGCCGTTGATGCGCATCGGTTTGCCGCCTTTGCTATATCGGTTTTCAGGAAATCAAGCATAGCGGGCGTCAGTGCCGAAAACTGTCTCTGCATGGACAATGGAATGGAGTCAAGAATGGCAGAGATCTCCTGTGCCAGTCTTCCCAGAGCAAAAAGGCAAAACCCTGTATCAATGACCTGCCCACTGTCGCGGGCATTTTTCAGTTCCTGTGCATCTGCCTGTGCCTTCGTCAGTCGGTAACGTTCGTAATCAATGGTGCCGGGCTGAAGGTCTGATTCGCTGGCAGCCCTCAAATCCTCGACCTCTTTACGGAGTTTTTCGTTTTCAATATCAGCTTCGCGCTGCGCATACCACTGAATGGCAGCAGTTGTATCAAAAACTGATTCAGTCCCTTTCCCTCCACCAGAAACTAGTGGTAACCCCTGACTCTGCCAGGCGGTGATGGTCCTGACATCAACGCCAAAAATATCGGCCAGTTTTTTCTTATTGACGTTCATACACTCATCCGGAAACCAGAAAGGATCTGAAAATGGCGTTTTCGGACAAAAACAGCCTTTGTCAGATCCTTTTATATTTTTAATATTCTACTGATAATCAATAAGTTAAAAAGAAGAAGAACGGATCTGCTTTTCCCGAAAAATTTTCATAAATAGTGAAAACGCGCGAGGTCGCCGCCCCGTAGCCTGTCGGATCGCCGGAAAGGACCCGCAAAATGATAATAATTATCATCTACATGTCACAACGTGCATCTACGCCATCAAACCACGTCAAATAATCAATTTTGGCGCAGGTGTCGCATTAATTGATCCGCATCAACTTAACGTAAAAACAACTTCAGACAATACAAATCAGCAACACTGAACACGGGACAACATCATGTCATCAAAAAATAAAACCAGCAGAACAACTACCCGTAACATCCGCTTTCCAAACCGAATGATCGAGCAGATACATATTGCTCTTGAAGAAAAAGGATCAGGAAATTTTTCTGCATGGGTCATTGAAGCCTGTCGCCGAAGACTGTCAACAGAGAAGAGAATAAAGACAGCACAACGGAATACTGAAGAACTAAATACCCGGTCAGGTTACTTTTACCATCGTACTAATGGACAATGACGGGAAATAAGTCCTCACACCTTGTACACTGTAAAATCCGATGTGCATCGTTTCGATTATTTCCGTACCAACGAACATGAAGTCAACTACATCAGTCAACTATTTCTGTTAATACGGAAACACAGCGTCGATACAGCGTATCCGGGAACTTATTTCAGACATTGAGTACGGATATATTCCTGCGCTCCTTCCAGTTGTTTCTGCATCACCATCACTCGTTCTCTGAGGGTAAAATAATCCCGTTCAGCGACGTCTGCCAGTCTGGGGGAGGCTGCATTATCCACGCCGGAGGCGGTGGTGGCTTCACGCACTGACTGACAGACTGCTTTGATGCGCAACCGACGACGACCAGCGGCAACATCATCACGCAGAGCATCATTTTCAGCTTTCGCATCGGCTAACTCCTTCGTGTATTTTGCATCGAGCGCAGCAACATCACTCTGGCGCTGCTGCATGTCAGTGATGGTCGCGTTCGCCTGACTTAGTTTTGTCTTCGCATCATCGCGTTGTACCTTGTAGGTGATGGCGTTATCACGGTAATGATTGACCGCCCACGACAGGCAGACGATGATGCAGATAACCAGAGCATAAATAATCGCGGCGACTCTGCTCACTGATCTATCCCCCAACAGGCTAATGCGCTTTCCTGGTCACGACGAATAACCTGTCCATAGCAGTTATTTGAACGTATGCGGCAATCGCGCCCACCATCTTTTATCCACCAGCGAATCGCCTCGCATGCGCCCTTACGATCACCGGCATTCAGCCGCTTATAGAACGTTGACGGAAAACATTTACCGGGGCCAATGTTATAGGGACAGAATGACGCAATACCCGCTTTTTGTGGTTCGGTCAGTAATACGTTAATATTGCGTTCCACCCATGCCAGTGCCTTATCACGTTCAATGGCGTTAACCTGGTCGCATTTTTCCTTCGACAATTTCATACCGGGAAAAACGGGTTTTCCATCCACCATCGTGGCACCCCGACAGATGGTCCAGATGCCGGAACCATCACGGTATGCCGTTGTGTGGTTACCTTCTTTTTCGTCCAGAAACTGGTCAAGTATTTGAGGAGCAGACGCGCCTGCACCAATCAGCACTAGTACAGTAGCCGACAGGCCGTATCTGATTTTTGCGTTCATGTATATTTATCAGGATTTATAGTCTTCTGAATCCCGGCTATGTTAGATCTGTCATCAGAGGCTCATAACACATCTGATGCACATACCCCAGGGCTACACGCCGGATGACCAAAGATGAAGCTTTGAAAATGAATGATAAAGACAACTTACACAGAGTATTTATGCTTGTACTGAACGAAAAAGTTAAGTCAGAATTTCTGATACTCCTCAAGGACAATTATAATGTAACGAAATCCATTATCGCTGAACCATATGGCCGTCTCTCGACAGAAACGCTGGATATTATAAAAACTGCATTGACACCATTAATACTTCAACAACTGAAACATAATATAAACGAATGGATTAATGAAGAATTCAGTTCCTGTAATTGCTTATGGGACAAAAGTCATGCCTGCCTCCAAAAAAAAGACTCTTCAATAAATTATCACTCAAGTTCAGATAAAGTTAAAAATTTGTTTCTGTACATTAAAGAAGAGCATCTCCGATAAAACCAGATCAACTGGTAATTTTCTGAACAAGAGAATAGTTCGCTGAGTCATTCCCTCCGTGCAGCCTTACGCCTGTCTTCTTTAATCTTGAAATACAGATTCGTCAGATAAGTCAGAAAGCCCAGTGCCAGACTTCCCAGTACACCAATTGCCGCCCACTGTGACGGACTGACCTGATCAAGCCACTGTAAAAACCAGTAGCCGGCACTGCCTGCAGAAGTACCATAGGCAATACCCGTTGAAATTTTGTCCATTGGACTCACGACCTCACCTCCGAATCATCCGGATGGCGTTATATGCAGGAAAGAGAGTTTTATGACGAAAAAAAAGCTGTCAGACGATGAAGCCATCTGACAGCGATAGCAGGTAATCCAGAAAACATGGACAGGAAAGCAAAACAAACGAGTTAAGAAGACACGGCGTCGGATTTTTACCGATGAGCCTTGGCGTGGTCAACCGTGCTCGCTCCCTTGACTTTTGATGCTCATTAAAATGATGAAAATCCTTATTACATCATACCACATCAGCCCTGCTGCATTACAGGATGCGCCGTGTTGTTGAGGATTATAAGTAATATATACATCACAAATAATTGAGGTAATTCACAAATTGACATAATAAGTGTCATAAATGACTTCTGTTAATATATGAAGGAAAACCAATATCAGTTATATCTAGGTTTAATAACTCCTTACGCACTACTGTTAATTACTGATGCACAAGATATGTATGATAATTTATCACAAAGCATTATTTATTAAATAATGTCACCTGATTGATGTACTAACCAATAATGTTTTCAGGACAGGCCGTGCGTCATAAAATGTAACAACATCAACATTTTCTCCATTTTCTTCATCACGACTTCCTCTCAAAGAAAAACATGCAGTAATTAACGAGCCAAAAGCATTAATTCTCTGACGAACACTCACCTGAGGTACTGGAATATTTGGAATAATACCTGGATTTGAATCCGTCGGTATATTAAGAAACCTTGAGTTTGTTGTTCCATGACCATCGCTAACTATTCCGGTAGTTCTTTCATAGTTTAACTGTACTGCTTCCGCTATATTTTCTGTCGGTATTCGACCATCAGCAACAATTTCACTTTGCTCACGCATCATAATCTCTTCGAATCGACTAAAAGTTACACCTCTCTCCCTTAAGAGTTGAACAGATGGAGCAAGTGAATAAAAAACATTATTGGTTCTTATCCTGTATCTATATAATTGACCATGGAACAATGAATTCGAAAAATATTGTCTTGCTATATTATATGTTTCACTTATATCTGATGTAGTAGCAATGAATGCGCTATCCCTTGATCCAGCAGCACATGAATCACCACGGATATGCTGCTGCAAATTCCTGTTGTTACCATGAGATCTAAAACCATCTCTAAAAACAACATCAGGAGGTCTTGAATCAATACGATATACAAATTGTACAGCATATGAACCAAAAGACCATAAAGTAAATAACAATATCAATACTATTCTCATATAACGATCTCTATAATCTTAATTACTTCCTTTCTTTCTATCAGGACCAAAACAATAATCGTCTGAAGAGCAGGTTGAAAATCCAGCTATTGCATTAGTTGTTATTTTTGAAAAGTCAGGGTGTGTCCATGTGTTTGGCTCATAATATAACCGTATCTTTTGTCCAGTAGAATAATAGTACATAGCTTGATTATAGAACGTATCAAACGCATTAGACCAAATCGAATATCCTAAAACTAAACAAGCTTTCGTATCAAGACCAGATTTGACAACCTCAACACAGAAATATGGTTTAGAATCAACAACTCCAGTATGAATATCTCTAATAGTTACATCAGAATACATTCCATCCTTTTTAGCACCTGTCCAGTCATCATCAGCATAGGAACTAATACAAAATGTAGATAGAAAAAATAATACAAATAAATTTTTAACAAACTTCATTTTTTCACCATTAATATAAATTAGTTGTATACATAGACCTGTCAACAATTACTGTTGTAATTACACACGCATGTGATGAATCAATTCCGACTTTCACAGCCATATCATTCTCATATGCCATTAATAATAACTTATTTATATTATCATCACCACTTCTTGCATATTGTGTATTCCCACATCCTTCTGGATAATAATCCCCACCAGTAAACAAATAATAGAATCTTTTATCATCGGAATCAGATGAGTAGTCTCCTTTTATTGACTGAACTTTTAAGACATTTGTATTAGTATCGGCTGCAATTGATGAAAATGATATGGAAAGAACTGAAAATACCAATAATTTTTTAAAAAATTTCATAATAAAAACTCATTGATATAATAATTAACAGGATATATCCATAAAATAAAAAACCGCACAATGGCGGCTTTAACATCTATTTATGGACTAATTCTAGAAAGACTATGCAACGCATACAGCTTTGCGAAGCATAGCTTTATTAAATCAATTTATTGCTCATTTTGCAACTTTTTTAGTGTTATGAGAATTGGTTTATAAAGCATAAATTCAGTAATCTTCAGCCATAGGTCGATCCGACGTCGACATGTAATCAATGTCCAGTCAGGGTGATATTCATTTAACTGTTCTGCCATTCTCAGTTTGCTCATCCCCCGCCCCTCATATCGTTGTCGAAGGACGCTAATCAATCCTGGGTGTTCTGCCAGCACCTCACTTATCACCCGATCAATGCATAACGCCTCCTCATCAGTACAATGAGCCAGCCAACTCTTTTGCTTACCGTTAATCATCTCACGAAAAAATGCTTCCAGCTCAGTTTTCTCTATTCCAGCTTTTTGCATTCTACGCAGGAATTCATTAACTGCTGTTTTCGTCAATTTTTTTGACGAAAACAACTGATAGAACATACTCCTTGGCCTGCCGCAACCAATATACGACCAGCGTCCCCACATACGCAGTTTTCCCTGAATCCAGACGCTTTCCAGCGTAGTGAGGCGAAGGTGCTCTCCGCTTTTCCCGGTGTTTGTTGGATAAATCATAAATATCCCCCTTTATCCAGATTTCTTGTGTGCGAAAAACACCTTCTGCATGCATCAGGCGTAATTCTTCTTTGGTGTAATCGATGGTTTTTACCCGCCCGTCGATTAAATCGTGGCATGAGCTACAGGCAATCGCTGCCTGCATATCGTGTGGTTTTGTCGCTATTCCGCACGTCCCCGCCAGCCTGTAATGCGTAAGCACTGAAGTTTCGGGATTGTGATTGCAGTAGCCAGGGATTCTGACCTGGCACATCTGGCCCCACGCCGCTTTACGTAAATCCACCATTACGCAAACTCCAGCAGCTGCGCGGCCACATTTTCGACTTCCTCCGGAGAGGAGAATTTACGGAACAGGATCCAGTTCCACAGCACATTCAGTACGGCTTTATAAACCTGCTGAAAGTCGGTTTCGTCCATATTCGCAAACGCGATGGATTTCGCCCGACGCCCGCGGCTACCGTCCGGATAAAAATGCTCGGTGTAAAATCCGGCCTGAATGGTTACCCATTCGCGGAAAGCGTCAAATGACTTAAGCAATGCCGTATCCCGGGTTCTGCGTGTCGCAACGGTATTCAGGTATTGCTCTGCGGCATCACTCAGGGCAGGAGTATGTTCCCGACCTACTGATTCGCACAGGTACTCAACGAAGCCTGATACCAGTTCTCGTTCTCGAGGCGTGATTGCCCCACTGACCGGGGTCCAATAATCGAAGCCGAATTGCAGAAGTTTGAAAAAACGCTTATGGAATGCGTAGTTACGCACACGCTTAAAGTCTGCGTGTATCCACTCACCTATTTTGATTTGATGCAGAAAATCGCAACTCTCCGGCGTCGCCGGGAGAAGTAATCCGGAAGAGGTTTGTTTGACCAGTTGTATATGCGCCATCGTAGTTCTCCGCTGGCGCAGTAGAATGGGTGTTCAGCCCGTTATGTAGTATACCAGAATTAATGCCAATACTAACAGGATGCTCTGACTCGCAATTCATCCAGCAGTTTATCATTTCCCATAATGTCACTTACCCTCATCGGTAAAAAAATTGCCTTTCGACCATTACGATACATCATTGATTTTTTAGTTTCAGGGAAGTAATCCATTTCGACTATAACTGACAGGTCATCACGACGTATGACTGCATATTTGCTACTAAATAGTTTCTTTATTTTTTCCACGATGCCTCCAGGTTTATAAGTACAAACGGTTATATCCACATAGAGACAAAAATATTAATCTGAAAAATATTTATTTCACGTCGTATATTTGATTATTTAATGTGCAGGTGCAATGACTTTTATTTTTTGTTGTGTATATAATCAAATATATGGTTATTTTTCACCCTGCGCATTCAGCGCGCAACAAAAAAACCGCCGAAGCGCTGAGGGATCCCCATAAATCAGCGCTGAAGCGGGTTAAGTGCGGGTGCGTTGAGGATGCCTGACACATCAGAGGTGGCGAGGGATTTCTCCCTCGCCGGGTCTCTTACTCCTCAGGTTCGTAAGCTGTGAAGACAGCGACCTCCGTCTGGCCGGTTCGGATTCGTACCTCGCAGAGGTCTTTCCTCGTTACCAGTGCCGTCACTATGACGGTTAAACAGATGACGATCAGGGCGATTAACATCGCCTTTTGCTGCTTCATAGCCTGCTTCTCCTTGACCTTTCGGTCCGTAAGAGGCAATCTATATGTGACGAGCATATAGGGGCCTCACTTCGATTTATAGTCGGGTGGGGCTTTTATCTATCTGCCGTTGGTGTTCATGCCCGAGGCAGATAGCCTCAAGCACCCGCAGCAATTCTACTTAACTCTCCTTTTCCCGCAAACCGTTTTTTCTCACGGGAATAAGTCGTTATTGTAATTAACTGACATGACGATTAATTAAAATTCAATTTTTTGCGCTGGTCTTGCGTTTAATATCCAGCATTCTTGATGGGTGTGGTGCGCAATCAATAAGTTTTGGAGTTGAGTTTTTTTTGCCTTATAATTTAACTTATTTGTCGTATCAACTATCCAATTCCCCGTCCCCGAAGAAGCCAGAGCCATGAGTTTATTACATTCTGCATGGATATTAATTATCTCACCAAACATATCTGTTTTTGTTTTTTTATTCACAAGGTTAGTAAAAATACCCGCATGCTTATAGGAATCCATTACGGTATAACGGCCGTCACCATCTATATCAGACGGTTCCGACATCCATTTAAAAACATGAAGGAGAAAAATATTGGCTGGCCAAGGAAATTCATTCCCGTCAAGAAACGTTTCAGTAGTCCCTATACTCAGGCTTTCAGTAAGATTAGTCGCCCCAATTAAAATAACTTCAGGTTCACCATCCTTTCTTTTACCCGCTCCAACAAAATTGAATGTACCTGCATAACACTGCCCAAGATAAACAATAGCATTGTTTAAATTAGGCGTTCCTTTTAAAGCTTTAAGAAGTTGATGAGGCGGAATAGGATTTTTTGCATCGAGCCCTTGTGGGCAACCATGACCGGTAACAAACATAACTATATTACTGTAGTTATTATCATGCAAGTCATTAAAAAATTCTGCTGATGCTTTCGACGTATAAGGATACTTCGAGGCTGATGAAAAAAAACCATCTAAATTTCTGTTAGGGCTGTCAATATATATTGATATATCCTGGGGGTTTATACCAGCCTTCTCAAGGCATAGCACACCAAAAACAATATCAAAAACGTGGCGCGGCTCAACCTCTTCTTTAGAACAAGGCAAAAACATAACCCATTTTGTACGCTCAGACCTAAGGCTCATACATATCCTTATGATTCGAATGTGTTAAATTGAAAATTTATAAATATTCAGGAAACATAGCATTACTGAAAGATGGTGGTTTTGGTAAATCAATAAAGTAAAAAAGCTCATCTATGCTTAAATGCTCAGTAATTTGCGTGGGCGTTATTTGTCCTCTTTCATTCAAACCAAATATTTCATCGTCAGTTTTCAGAAAAAACACCACTTCAAATGTTGTGGTTACTTCATGCGCATAAGATTTGAACAGCATCCACTGCCCGAGATTCACACACTCTTTTACTGAATCAGAAGTATCAGGTAACGCCGAGGACTGTAGCCCTGTTAATTTCATCATCTATCCTTATGAATCCGCATACAACATTCTAACAATCTGGTATTGTTACGAACAAGAACTGTGTGATCGAGTAACCGACCACACAGAGAAAATATAACTTTGCACCTCCGTTTACGTCAACCCCAGCGGCAAATCGAATACACCACCAGCGCCACCGCCATTGCAATTCCTACCGTTGTGAATGCTTCAGGCCAGGTCATCGCAAAACATCCTCCGCGTTTATCAGTTCGTTCCGCTTCAGGTAGTCCATCGCCTTCTCCGGTAATTTGCAGTCCGGCTTAGCTTTTTCCAGTTGGCTGGCCAGTCGTTTAACCCACATTGTTAATTCGCTAACCTGATTGCCGGATGCTGGTGGATTGTCGGCTTTACCCAAAATGGCAGCACAGCAGGCCTCTTTGAGCACCCAGTCAATGGCGTCTTTCCATGCTCCGGTTTCAACTGGCGGATTCTCACGCCGTACCTGTTCATAAAAGCGCACAGCTTTAACCAGTCCTTCTGATGTCACCGGGGCTGGCGGGGCCGTGAATAACGCCTGAATTTCATAGTTTGGTCGGTCGTTACAATCTTCTTTTGTCGGGACATATTTCCAGTCACCAGCCCACTGCTTTCCCTGAAAGTCTGTAACGTCTTTTTTCACGTAGCGATATCGCCATGCAACTGGTTTTGCCTGCCCTGCCGGTTCATGCCCTTCCTGATAATTAATCTCGCTCATTCATCGCCCCACTCATCACAATATGCTTCTACCGGAGTTTTTCCTGCTTCGTAGTCATCACTCCAGGCTTCAGCATCAGCAGCACTTCCACCACGTAACTCTGCATAGTTCATTAACAGTTCATGCCATTCTTCAAAACTGACGTTGTATTTAGTTGAACCAAAATCAGCCATTTTGTTCTTCCTCTTCGTCTTTTATTCCGTGATATGAGTAATTGCAGTAGTTAAAGAAAATTTCTTTTGCTTCGTCATGAATTTCATCAGGTGTTGCGTCATCGTCCACTTCGAATACATCCTCAAAATCTCCACCAGCTATTCCCGTTTCAATAATTATTTTGAACTTTCGCATTTCACTACCGCCATTTCGAACGGCCTCCTGATGTTTTGAGGGTGCAGAAATCCCTCCGGTTAAGGATTATATTTTCAATAATAATGTTGATTATTCGTGGCTAAGTTTTGTCGCCCTGCGTATCCGCGCTTTCACATTACGCTCAATCTGAATTAACTTTTCTATATTTTTACGTCTTTCCCGCTCCTCCTGACGCAATTGTTTTACATCATCTGCCAGTCTGGTTTCTCTTTTCGCCACAGAGAGCATCCAGTCAAATGGCTCCACAACTGCGCCACATATTTTGCAGCGGACCTGACGCTCTTTTTCATCAACCCTGACAGAAGCGTGATGGCAATATGGTTTCTCCGATAGCTCATAAAGAAAATTAACCTGATTACGTGGGTCATCATCTTTTACCGGAAATAAAACAATATTCCAGGACTCATCTTCTGGGGTTATTTCCACGTCACTGTCCTTTGATGCGAATACCTGCCACTCGTAGTGCATGCTCTAAGTCAGCCAGATAAATCCAGCGTCCATGCTCCCTGGGTATCATGACGCATAGCTCATCAGTATTTATCGGATGACCATATCGAGGTTCATAGCAAGTCGATAACTGCACCTCTCTTACTTCCATCTCTGTAATGCGTTTGTCTCTGGCTTCCTGCTCATCCAGTAAAGCCAGCACAACCTGCGGTGTGGCTTTCATACGAAATGCCAGCAATTTTTGTGGTGTGGCTGCTATTTTTATTGCTTCTGCCGCCTCACGCAGTGCCTGACAGTTAATCTGATTCACTGTGTCACCTCACAATTTTCCGCAACCAGATACAAACCGGGCCATCTTCGGTGTCATGTATCGAACCAATAAACCATCCATCACCCTCCGGCCGTTCCGACTCCCAGGCGGAAATATCAGGACCATCTGCATCCGGATTAAAATCATCTTCATCCATAGTCCGGATAGTCCACTGAAGATTATTTGACTCCATCTAGGCGTTAAATTCTTCCGTTGAAATATATTCCCTACCATCACAAAATTTTTCATATTCAGGATGCGTCCAGCAGCCATATTCGTCACGAACTACCAGCATCTCTTTAATTTCACTCACTGTTAACCTCCTGCAACGCTACACGATACGCCTTCTTTATCCACGCTGTACTGCCATATAACTTCGTCTTCATAAAAAACACACCTGCACGGCTCGCCGATATCCCCGGACAGGATAACAGCACTGCATCCACCACACGGTTATGCTTCCGGAACTCCATTACAGTACTGCTGATAACCACCTGCCCCACCGGGCCGTAATCCTGATACAGGATTTTCACGCAGACACCCTCCTGTCGAAATAAACGTAGTTATTCACTGTGCGCAACGGAATTCCGAATTTTCTGGCGATTTCTCTCCTGGGCACGCCACGCTGATGCAGTTGTCGTACCAGCTCAATATCTCTCTGCAGATATTTTGCTGACTGGTGAAAATCACCACGCAGAATCAGACTTATTCCCATCTCCCGGGCTTTCGTTCTGACAGCCGCCTCACTACGGCCAATCAGACTGCCGATGATTTTTACCTTCATTGTTCCCGCGCACTGCCGCAGAATAAGGATTTCAGCCCACACCCAGCCACGCCATCTCATTTCACATCCTCTCCGGAACAATTCATCTGCCGTACAATATCCCGGTGCTTGTTCAGCTCCCGCAGCGCGGCGCAGACACGCTCCCACTTCTGGACATGACTTTTCGCCCGACGCAGTTCGCGGTTTGCCATATGCAGCGATGGTAAAACCATGTCATCCGCTTGCGTTTCGGTGAACGATGGCAACGACTGCACAATGTCCGCCACAGTTTCTGTTTTAATATCTTCCTGTGTTGCAGCTTCCTGTACTGGTAACGCAACACCTGCTGGCTGAGGAAAGGCTTTACCATCATTTTCCGTTACCGATGCAGCTTTCGGCTCTGCTGGTAAATTATCGCCCGGTATGCAGTAACGAAATTTACCGTTCTGATTTACGCGAATCATGCGTCCTTTGCTGATTGCCATAGCCAGCGTTGAGGCCACTTTGCGTGATGTGGTACCGAACAATGTAGCCAGCTCATCAGACGTTTGTGGTCCGCGTTGTTCAATCGTCGCGGTTAAATCGCACTCTGAGATTTTCGCTACTGTTGCTGTGGTGGTTTCTTCCGGCAGTTCTGCCTGCGCTGGCTGTTCCTGCTGAACGTTGTTATCAGCCACACGCCAGGTGTACGCGCTTTTATCAACAAAACCAGCCTTTTTCAGTTCCCATAGTTCGTTCAGCACTTCTTCCCGACTGATATCAAGTCGCGCAGCAAGTTCTATGGATGTGGCTTTTCCCATTGCTTTCAGTGCGTCAAAAACAGTCTCCATTAAATTTTTCTCCCGGTAAAAATTACTTCGCAATTCCTGGCTGGACGACATTCGGACGCCAGCTCTCCCAGTTAAAATTCACCCATCGCCCGCCGTTCATGGTCATGCGATCCATAATCCGCTCGCCGAGCAATGTTTTCATGGCCTCATAGTTCAGGTTTGTCAGCATCCCCACGCTGCGCATCGACGCAGTCCGGCGATCAACAATCTGGTGCAGTACCACCTGCTCGTTTTTCGTCTCGCGCTGAATGCCAATTTCATCAAGAACCAGCAGATCCACTTCGCACAGTTCCCGCAAAAATTTTTCGCCTGACTGCCCGTCGTCATAGCTGGCGTGCATGGCACTCATAACATCAGCCACGGTAACCACAATCACTGTCTGACCGTCTTTCAGCAGGCGATTCCCGATAGCTGCCGCTAAGTGGTTCTTCCCGGTACCAGGTTTTCCGCTGAACGCAAAATTTGTACACCCGGTCATCAGTTCATCAGCGATGGATTTCGCCTGACTCAACGCGTATCGCTGCCCTTCGTTCTGCACCTGGTAATTCGAAAACGAGCATTTGCGGTGCAATGGCTGGATGCCAGAGCGATTCAGAATTTTTTCCACCCGCAACTGACGATTCTGACGGTTGATCTCCTCACAACGTTTCTGGCCTTCGGAAAGTTGCCACTCGCGCCACTCCGCTACCGTCTTGAATGGCGCGATTACATGTGACGGGGCCAGTCTGCGGATACGTTCAAGAACGTCGCCTGTCGCAATATTTTTCATGGTCAATTATCCCCTGAAGCCTGGCGGGATCGCACTATCCGGTAACGAGACGGTGTTAACCTGTCGGAGTAACGTCTCAGGTCGAACACCTTTCGGCGCGAACAAGCCCTGGTATTCATTGGCGATGCTGTGTCGAATCACCTGCTCAGGTGAAAAACCCTGCTGGCGGAATTTTTCCAGCTCCCGTATCGCCCCGTTAGCGCCCTGCTCCGTTCGAATCGGTTTACGCAATGCCTGGCGAAATTCAACCCACTCACGCCAAAGCGAGACAGAAATCCAGTTCGGCAAAGCAATATCCAGAGGGTCAAACTTTTTGACACCTCGATTCCCCCGGGGGGGATTTAGGGGGGGATCTGTTTTTAGATCTTTATCTGTATCTTTATTAGTTGCCTTTGTGTTGACATCATGTTCAAACACCACTTCAACATCTGTTTGAACACCTGTTAAATTTCTCTCTTGTTTTGTTTGAACATCTGCTTCCTTTCTGCTTCTTCTGGCCTGAACAGATGCTTTTCCTGCGGCTGATTTTTTGGTTAATTTTTCCCTGACTGATGCCAGATCTTCCTCAATCCGAAGATGCACCCATTCCTCGCCGTTATCGCAAAAAAACTCCTGCAAGGATGGTTCAACATCAGCCCATCGCTCGTTAGTCAGACGGGCAATTTTTGCCAGCCTGTTTTTAGGTATTGGCTTTCCTGTTTGCCAGTAATTGAACATCAGCAACAAATACGCACCATGCTCCTCTGCTGACAAATGCATGGTGTCAGCCAGGTAATCAGCTATGTACAGTTGCATGTATGGTAATGCGGCCATAATTGCCTCATCTTGTGACGAACCATCCTCTGGTGATATTCTGTGATTCCCCAATCAACAGAATCAGCAGGGGTCTGGCATAAATATCAATGCACCACAACAGACTCGCCGGATGACCCGCCGTCGCTGAAATACGCTTTCCGGTAAACGGCCTGGACTGCATCATCATGTGCATCAATTGCCGTACTCAACGCTTCCTGCGCCGCCAGTAATGCACGGCGCTCAACAGTGTCAAAAATACTGAGGTGATAACGCAGTTCACGCGGAAGAACAGTCAGGATAGCCGGAATTAATGCCTGAATTTTTTCAACAGCATCAGGCGTATCCTTTTCAAGCCAGCGAAAAATATTTTGTATGTTCAATCCAATACCCTCTGTCGTAGAGGTGTCATGCATTGGTGGATAAGTCATTTCAAGCTCAAAATATGCTGTCGCTATATCATCAGCGATTTTTTTGCGCCCTACCCTCGGATAAAGCAGCCACGCATTCATCGCCATGCGGATGTGCTCATGTTTGATTTTCATGAATCCCCCTTTCCTTCGCCCTGACTGGTATCCTTCTTTTTGTAAAGTTCTGGGTTCAAAGATAATTTCCCCCTGGAGTATGCAGCAGCTTCCGCAGCCCTCCCCTTCGGAACTATTTCACCAGGACGCTTACGCCACATGTAAATAGCTTCGCGGGTTATCCCATAAAAATCGGCAACCCTCTGAACAGAACCAAAAAACTGGACAAGTTCATCAACTCGCATTCTACCTCCCAAATATAAGTATTTTTAGATTACAAGATAATTTTTTTAGGTCAATGCAATCTAAAATAATTTATATTCAATTTGCAGGAGAAAATGATGGAAAGCCTTGGCATCAGGCTTAAGAGACTTAGAAAAGATAAGGGGCTGACCCAAGTAGAACTGGGTAAGCTTTCAGGCGTGACTGGGGTTACTATAGGGTACTGGGAGAAAGATCTAAACGAACCAGGTAGCAAAGCTCTAAGTAAGTTAGCCCAGGCATTAGGAACTACTGAGTCCTATCTCCTATATGGAGTATCGTCTCCTGAATTATCTTTTGTACAAAGCACCTCAGGCACCAAGATCCCCTACCTTTCGTGGGGTGAGGCGATTTCTTTCCTAATCTTAAAAGGAGAGAAAACAATGGGAAATGTCGATAGGATCACCACATTCTTTGATGTCGAGGAAGGTGATTTTGCCGTTTCAATGCCTGATGACACAATGCATAACCCATCAGGGTCACCGAGTATCCCAGTTGGTGCTACTGTGATCCTAAGGCCAGGAGAAAGTTATAAAAATGGCAGCATCGTCGCTGTAATAGTTCCTGATCCGCTTAAAAATGAACCATCTATGACTATAAAGAAATTAGTTATTGATGGGAAGCTTGTGTATTTAAGCCCTCTCAATCCACGCTATCAGTCAGCCTTACTTACACCAGAGTGTAAAATTGTTGCCGTAGCAAAAGGTGTACAGTTCAACTTATAACCCGCCACGTCCTTAACTTGAGGTCGGCATGCCGGCCTTTTTTTAAAATTAATCTAGATTTCCCTTGACTGAAAAACTAAATTATTTTAGATTTATTGCATACTACCCCACCCCACAGAACGCCAGGCAATACTTCGAGTTACCCGGCAGTGGTCAGGGGTTAAGTAGCCAGCCCGAGGCATACGAACATGACGGCAGTTGTTGATTGATACAAAGCGCAGTAGATAAAACGTTCCGCCACCCAGCGTTAAGGGGAAATGAGGTCAACATGGATACTATCGATCTTGGCAACAACGAATCTCTTGTATACGGCGTGTTTCCCAACCAGAACGGCACGTTCATCGCGATGACGTATACCAAAAGCAAAACGTTTAAAACTGAAGCTGGCGCGCGTCGCTGGCTTATCAAAAATACCAGCTAATCCATTTATTGGATTTATTCAATATTCTCGCTGTAGGGGTATAGCAGAGACCACCAAAGCCCGGAGGTGGTGAAATAAAACCGGGCGCAACACGAAGGCGCATTTCCGATATCCATAAAGAGTCGGTCTTGTCTGTTAAATTTAAATGGTGGGAGTGCGCCTCCGGTTGTGAATAACAACACTGCTGTGTGTAGTCTTGGCGGCATCAGTTTTTTCTTGAAGTTCGACTGATGTCCGCCCTTTTTAAAGTGAATTTTGTGATGCGGTGAATGCGGCTAAGTGCACGCGGCACAGTTAAAAGTCATGTTAGTCCTTATTGGTTTTGGTGGGAAAGCCGACTGTAATTGTTAACTGGTTGCAGTCACCTGGAGGCACCAGGCACCGCATAAACAAAGTTCATTTGTAAAAATGGAGATAATTATGATTGTACATCACTTCGGAACTGATGAAATACCACGTCAGTGTGTGACTCCTGGTGACTATGTACTTCATGAAGGCCGGACATATATTGCCTCGGCAAACAATATTAAAAAGCGAAAACTTTATATTCGTAACCTGACCACAAAAACATGCATTACTGACTGCATGATTAAAGTCTTCCTCGGTCGTGATGGTTTACCTGTAAAGGCGGAGTCATGGTGATGACTAAGAAAATAAAATGTGCTTACCACCTTTGCAATAAAGAAATTGAAGAAAGCAAAAGTATTAAAAGACCACTTCATTTCATGCGTGGAGTTATCCCAACGACGGAAATGAAAAAATATTGTAGTGAAAGTTGTGCCGAAAAAGACCAGATGGCACACGAACTTTAATTAACTGACTATTCGAAACTGAATTTATGCCAGCAATGGCAGGGATTCACTCAACCTTAATTAAGGAGAAACATATGATTACCAGTTATGAAGTCACTACTGTTACTACTGATGACATTGTTCACGAAGTAAGTCTTGAAGGAAAGCGTATTGGCTACGTAATTAAGACAGAAAATAAAGAAACCCCATTCACAGTGGTTGATATCGATGGTCCATCAGGCAACGTAAAAACACTTGATGAAGGTGTCACAAAAATGTGCCTGGTTCACATCGGAAAGAATCTGCCCGCAAAAAAAAGCCGGATTTCTGGCAACTCTGATCGCAATGAAATTAAACGGTGAAATCTGAAAAAAAGAAAGCCTGCACAGTGTGCAGGCCTGAGTGAAGAACCTGGGACATTTATTCATCACTCGCAGTAATTTTAATCTGAGTTGAGGTTAAAAAACAATGAGCACAAAACCACTCTTCCTTTTACGGAAAGCGAAAAAATCATCCGGTGAACCTGACGTCGTCCTGTGGGAAAGCGACGATTTTGAATCAACCTGTGCCACTCTTGACTACCTGATCGTTAAGTCAGGTAAAAAACTGAGCAACTATTTTAAAGCTGTTGCCACGAATTTTCCTGTCGTGAATGACCTGCCCCCTGAAGGTGAGATCGATTTTACCTGGAGTGAACGCTATCAACTCAGCAAAGACTCCATGACCTGGGAACTAAAACCGGGAGCAGCGCCAGACGACGTTCACCCCCAGGATAATGCTCAGGAAACCAAAGAACTGGCGGGAGGTCAGGAAGAAAATGCGCAGGCAGACGCCCACGGGGATTGCCAGGATTGCGAAGTCTCTGTAGCCACTTTGCGGTTCACACAGCGTCTTCTGCACATTTTTACGTATGCGGCCGGGGATCGGAAATACCTGCATCATGCCACCCGTGAACAACGCGAACACATTACTGCTCTTGAGATGGACCAGGAAAACAGCTATATCCAGAATCTGCTGTTGGCCATACGCGGCATGGCAGAACCGACAACTCTGGATAATGCCGCCCTGCTCCGCCTGACTGATGCAATTAAGGCAGTTTTCTCTATCACGAAAAAACATCAGCCCTATGAATTTAAGGATTTCATTTCAGCCTGGCTGGATACCGAACACATTGATCGCGGTCTTCTGACAAAAGAATGGCGAAAAGGGAATCATGTTTCACGCATCACTCGCACGGCTTCCGGTGCTAATGCTGGCGGCGGGAACCTCACCGATCGCGGCGAAGGTTTCGTCCACGATCTGACGTCACTGACGCGCGATGTAGCCACTGGCGTACTGGCCCGTTCAATGGACGTGGACATCTATAACCTTCATCCGGCACACGCTAAACGCATTGAGGAAATTATCGCTGAAAATAAACCGCCCTTTTCTGTTTTCCGCGACAAATTCATCACCATGCCTGGCGGGCTGGATTATTCTCGCGCCATCGTGGTTGCGTCCGTGAAAGAAGCACCAATTGGGATCGAGGACATCCCCGCGCACGTCACTGAATATCTGAACAAAGTACTGACTGAAACCGATCATGCCAACCCTGATCCGGAAATCGTGGATATTGCCTGCGGTCGCTCCTCTGCCCCGATGCCGCAGCGAGTAACAGAAGAAGGAAAACAGGATGATGAAGAAAAACCGCAACCATCTGGAACAACGGCAGATGAACAGGGAGAGGCTGAAACAATGGAACCGGACGCAACTGAACATCATCAGGACACGCAGCCGCTGGATGCTCAGTCACAGGTAAATTCTGCTGATGCGAAATATCAGGAACTGCGGGCAGAACTCCATGAAGCCCGGAAAAACATTCCATCAAAAAATCCTGTCGATGCCGACAAATTGCTGGCTGCCTCGCGTGGTGAGTTCGTTGAAGGGATTAGAGACCCGAACGATCCGAAATGGGTAAAGGGGATCCAGACTCGCGACTCTGTGTACCAGAACCAGCCAGAAACGAAACAAAACACGCCAGAAACTGTAAAAACCAGCCCGGATGTGAAACAACCTGAGTCAGTAGTGCAACAGAAACAGGAAATAGTCTGCAATGCCTGCGGTCAGACTGGCGGGGATAACTGCCCTGACTGTGGTGCGGTGATGGGCGACGCAACATACCAGGAAACATTCGATGAAGAGAATCAGGTTGAAGCTAAGGAAAATGATCCGGAGGAAATGGAAGGCGCTGAACATCCGCACAAGGAGAACGCTGGCAACCATCCGCATCACGATTGCAGTGATGAAACTGGTGAAGCGTCAGCTCATGTAGCAACTGAAATCATGTGGCCGTCATATTTCGAGCCTGGCCGCTATGAAAACCTCCCGAACGAGGTTTATCACTCCGCCAACGGAATAAGCAGCACAATGCTGAAGGATGCCCGCATCAGTCTGATGTATTACCACGGGCGGCACATTGCCGGAACTATTCCGAACGAGGAAAGTGATGCATTGCTGCGTGGGCGGATCATTCACAGCTATGTTCTGGAAACGGATAAATTCGCTGATGAATATACCATTCCGGTACCGGTTCCTGAATATGTGGTTACTACTTCTAACGAACTGATCGCCATCATTAAAAAACACAATGCCAGTCTGCCATCACTGATGACACCAGAGCTGATGAAAGAGTGGCTCGAAAGCTACAACAGCACTCTTATACAGCCACTGTCGGTAAGCGCTGGGGCCGAAGAAACAGGCATCCTTTACGGTTCGCTTCCGGAGGAATTTCGGCGTATTCCTGAGGGGGAAAAACACACAGCATCAGCAATGAAAGCCTGTATTAAAGAATACAACGCAAGCCTCCCTCCTCTGCTGAAAACCAGTGGAACACGGGAGCAGCTTCTGGAGCAAATTGAAACTGTAGATCCAGAACTGGCAAAAAAAGAACGTGCTAAATCGTTGCCTTACAACATCAGTGGCACAAAAGAGCAATTAACCGAAATCGCCCGGAAAATTCGCCCGGAACTGGTAACACTGGAGGACTGGCAAAAACGCCAGCAAGAAGAAAAAGCCGGGAAAACGTTTATCAGTCCAGATATGTATGAACAGGCAAAAAATATTCACGCAGCACTGCAAAACAATACTGACGCGGCAAGACTACTCAACCACCCGGATCGCAAATCTGAAATCAGCTATTTCGGGTTTGATGAAGAAACCGGGCTGGAAATCAGGGTCCGCCCTGATATCGAAATCCGACTGCCATACGAAAGCATCTGCGCCGACGTGAAATCAGTAAGCCTCGGTTATGTGCGGCAAGAACGACTAAAAGATCGCTTACACCGTGAAATTATTGAACGTGATTATCACTTGAGCGCCGCAATGTACTGCGATGTGGCAAACCTGGACAAATTTTTCTGGGTCTTCGTCAATAAGGATGCTGGCTATCACTGGGTGGCAGTTGTGGAAGCTTCGCAGGAACTCCTTGAACTTGGTCGCCAGGAGTATCGCCGGACGCTACGCCAGATAAACGAAGCTCTGGAGACAAACAACTGGCCAGCACCAATTACCGAAAGTTATACCGACGAATTAAACGACTTTGATCTTCGTCGTCTTGAAGCACTGAGCATCTGAGGAAGGACACAATGAACGAATTAACTCAACAAGAAAATATTAACTCTAACGTTGCGGTTTTCAGCCCTCAGTCCCTGGCTGCAATTCAGACATTTTCTCAGGTAATGGCTTCCGGCATGGCTACTGTACCGGAACACCTCCGGGGAAATCCATCAGACTGTATGGCCATCACCATGCAGGCGATGCAGTGGCAAATGAACCCTTACGCAGTAGCTCAGAAAACTTTCGTTGTGAATGGTGTGCTCGGATATGAAGCGCAACTGGTTAATGCCGTAATCAGTACTCGTGGGCCGCTAACCGGGCGTATTGAATATGACTGGTTCGGACCGTGGGAAAAAATTATCGGGAAATTTGAAATCAGGAAGAGCGACAAAGGGAAAGAATATCGCGTACCTGGATGGAAGCTGGCCGATGAAAACGCGATCGGCGTTCGTGTCCAGGCAACGCTACGTGGAGAGAGCAAACCACGCGTACTTGAGTTACTTCTGGCGCAGGCCAGAACACGTAACTCAACGTTATGGGCCGATGATCCTCGCCAGCAACTTGCCTATCTGGCACTGAAACGCTGGGCACGCCTTTATTGTCCTGAAGTGATTCTTGGAGTGTACACCCAGGACGAACTGGACGAACCACAGGAAAAAATCATTAATCCGGTTCAGGAACATAAAAACACATCCGCCTGCTGTGCGGAACGTGAAACAACAATTATTGAGCAGGATGCCGGGGAAAACTGGATCGATGCTTTCCGTGAACGTATTGAGCAGGCACAAAGCACCGAAGAAACAACGGCACTTCGCCAGGAAGTAGAAGCTCATAAAAATACACTTGGTGCTCTCTACACAGAACTTAAAGGAAAAGTGGTTCAGCGTCATCACCGTCTTAATGCTATTGCCCGTATTGAAAAGATGATAAATGACCTGCCTTCATCAGGTGATCCAGAAGCAGAACAAAAATTTACGGCTCTGGAAAACACGCTGAATGCTGTACGACCACATTTAGGAGAATTATATGAGGCGTATAAAACGACACTGACAGACCTGAAACCAGAATACATCGGCTCCTGATATTTACTATGGCGGTGTAGCCTCGCCGCCATCGCAAAATTATATATTTATGAGAGAAAAGACAATGCGATATGAAAAAGTTAAGCCATGTCCGTTTTGTGGTTGTCCATCTGTGACAGTGAAAGCCATTTCAGGGTATTACCGAGCGAAGTGTAACGGGTGCGAATCCCGAACCGGCTATAGTGGAAGTGAAAAAGAAGCACTTGCAAGATGGAATAAACGAATTACTGGAAATAATAATGGAGGTGTTCATGTATAAAATTACCGCCACTATTGAAAAGGAGGGTGGCACACCTACTAACTGGACAAGATATTCAAAATCTAAATTAACGAAATCAGAATGCGAAAAAATGCTCTCAGGGAAAAAAGAAGCAGGCGTTTCCAGAGAGCAGAAAGTAAAACTGATAAATTTTAATTGCGAGAAACTTCTGTCCTCGTGAGTTGCATTGTATTCAAATTAAAACTTCATAGCTGATTATTAATAATCAACGTCGGGCGTCAATTTCAGTCTAATATTGTCGCCCGCCAGAGGTGATGCGATGGCACAAGTGATCTTTAATGAAGAGTGGATGGTTGAATACGGTCTGATGCTTCGTACTGGTCTGGGGGCCAGACAAATTGAAGCATACCGCCAGAACTGCTGGGTGGAAGGCTTTCACTTCAAACGAGTATCTCCTTTAGGTAAGCCAGACAGCAAGCGAGGGATTATCTGGTACAACTATCCGAAGATAAATCAGTTTATCAAAGACTCATGATATGTCTAAATTACCAACAGGTGTCGAGATTCGAGGTAAATACATTCGCATCTGGTTCATGTTTCGAGGCAAACGATGTCGGGAAACATTGAAAGGCTGGGAGATTACTAACAGTAACATTAAAAAGGCCGGGAATTTAAGAGCGTTGATAGTTCATGAAATCAGTTCCGGTGAATTTGAGTATTTAAGACGTTTTCCCCAGTCCAGCACTGGGGCAAAAATGGTGACAACGAGGGTCATAAAAACATTCGGGGAGCTTTGTGATATCTGGACAAAAATTAAAGAAACAGAGTTAACAACAAACACAATGAAGAAAACGAAATCACAATTAAAAACACTCAGGATAATAATTTGTGAGAGTACCCCGATATCACATATTCGTCATAGCGATATCTTAAATTACCGGAATGAACTGTTGCATGGAGAAACGCTTTACCTGGATAATCCAAGATCCAATAAAAAAGGAAGAACCGTGCGCACAGTTGATAACTATATCGCCCTGCTCTGTTCGTTGTTACGTTTTGCGTATCAGTCGGGATTTATATCAACCAAACCATTTGAAGGAGTAAAAAAATTACAGCGAAACAGAATAAAGCCTGACCCGTTATCTAAAACAGAATTCAATGCATTAATGGAAAGTGAAAAAGGACAGAGCCAAAACTTGTGGAAATTTGCCGTTTACTCCGGGCTTCGTCACGGGGAACTGGCAGCTCTGGCGTGGGAGGATGTGGATTTCGAGAAGGGAATTGTGAATGTCAGAAGAAACCTGACGATACTTGATATGTTCGGTCCCCCAAAAACAAATGCCGGGATCCGGACGGTAACATTACTGCAGCCGGCTCTTGAAGCACTGAAGGAGCAATACAAACTGACCGGGCATCATCGCAAAAGCGAAATCACTTTTTATCATCGGGAGTACGGCAGAACTGAAAAGCAAAAACTGCATTTTGTTTTCATGCCCAGGGTGTGTAACGGAAAACAGAAACCTTATTACTCGGTAAGCAGTTTGGGGGCAAGGTGGAATGCAGCAGTAAAACGTGCTGGTATTCGCCGCCGTAATCCGTACCATACGCGGCATACTTTTGCCTGCTGGCTGTTGACGGCAGGAGCGAACCCGGCATTTATAGCCAGCCAGATGGGGCATGAAACTGCGCAGATGGTGTATGAAATTTACGGTATGTGGATTGATGATATGAACGACGAACAGGTAACCATGTTGAATGCGCGGCTATCGTAG